TCAATATCGGCGCGCGACATGTCCGGGAGGCGGTTATATCTGGCGACCATATTGACCATGCGTGATGCCAGATATTGCAAAAGCTCAGTATCAAAATGACCACCGAAAACAGCGGCGGATACATTGCTGTTGATACCTGCACACTCGTATTTTTTTGCGATCAGTTCAAGACGTGGCAATGCCTTTTTGCAGAAGCTGATTAAAAAGGCATTGGCTCGTTGACTGCCCTGATTTTGTTCCAGCACAGCAGCGGTTCGATAAGCATCAAAACGCACGCACTCAGGCTGGAGAGAGAGCATCTTTCTCGCATGCAGCAAAGCCGCGAACATACGATCGCGGCGATGCTGTTGGTCATAGGTAAGATATGGGCTGGCTATTGCCGACCGTGGAGCATTCCACGGAAAAGCGAATTGAACAGCCAATTCATACCCCCCGATAGTGTTTTAGTTTGAGCTCGGCAATTTGCTGGCAGGTCACGCAAAAGGCCACGCCCGGAATAGCAATACGGCGAGCTTCGGGGATTGGTGCATCACATTGTTCGCACAGGAAACGGGAAGGTATAGCGATACGGCTGCGCGCGTTGTTGATGTGGCGTTCGCGGTCTTCCTGCTCGCGCTGTTGCGCTAAATCCATTGCATCGGCCATTAGTGCAGCTCCTGCGATTCGTTTTCATAACGGGTGGCCTCACGGCGCAGCAGTTCAGCCGCTTCAATACCGTTTAAACCTTTGTTAGTGATATGGGTCGCCAGTGCCTCAAGGCGGATTGAAACTGCGAGCGCGCGACCTTTACGCTCCTCACGTTTGGCAATATCAATTACCGCCATAAGCGGGTCGGTTTCGGCCACAAACATTTTTGGTAATTCTTTCTGCATTGTTCTTTCTCCTGTATTTGGGCAAAAGAATGCCCGGCGGGTTTACGCCATTTATTTCTGATGTGTGTTAATTCGGCATTGTTAGCCGTTTGGGAAATAAGCTCACCACTGCACGAAAATGATTCATTGCCGTAATAAGCGCTTTTTTCTCGTCAGTAGTCAGCTCACTTAATTCGAGCTCATGACGAGCCGCAGGTATTTTTGCCAGAAAAAAAATAGCGGCCAACGCCCGATTATTTTCTTCAAATTGTGGGTCGCGTTTATCGCGCATATCATCGACAAAACGCTCAACTTCTTTCCAGCTATCGCCCCAATATCTCGCACGCAACTCGGCCACATGATTAAGACCGGCCAAACGTTCACCCGCTTTTAGCGGAACAGTCGCGGAAACAGCTTCAATAGCCATGATTCCCCCTGCTTTTGAGTAGAGAGACCAGCCAGTAAATCAGACTGTGAGCGGCTCGGGTGCCAGCGCTTACCGTCCTTACCTGCGATCCAGCCGTGGCCGTAGTGCATGCCGGGGCTTTGCTTAACGAGTAGAGATGCGAATGATGGTTCACTATTGAGCATATGCACCTCAAATCAGCCCAAATGACGCGCCAATACCGCTCATGGTATCGACCACACTCGACATAGCTGGATTAGTCTGTAAGCGCGCATGGAGCGCCAATGCCGACAAAGACAACATGCGAATACCTGAGTTAACGCTTTCAATCATATTGTGCTTGCGGGCAGAGGTTAGACGTTCATCGGATACCGCACCGCTTGCTAGTTCGCCGAGTTCACTCATGGCGCGCATGACATAAGACTGCAATTTGTCTTTAGCCAGCTCGTTAACCGGCACGCAGGGCAGGCAATGAATCTGCGCCAGAAAACCATCAACAAGGGTTGAGTCTTCGGTCAGGTCAGTCAGTAGCCACAATTCAGGCGGCGTGAACTGGTGAGGCTGCTCGGGGTTGAGCTTGTTACGTAACGTTTGAACATTCATACCCGCACGCACGGCCAGCTTCGTCATATTGTGACGCTTCGCAAAAGCCCGGCACGCTTCGTCATAATGGGGATGTTTGGAAACCTGAAAATCAAACATGTCGCATCCTTAAAATTCACTTAAAGTGAATATGGATTCTCAATAATGAGCTGAAAACGTGCGTGACCCAAAGCTTTACGCAACTGTTCTTCTTTCCAGCGAGCGTAATAAATCCGGATAGGGCCACCTGCTTTCTTACGACCTTTGCGGATGACTCGTTTTTCGATTGGAACACGTGGGGTGTCACCTGTCGTCCAGCGATAGGCAGTACGTTCGGAAACACCCTCAAGTTCCGCAAATTGCTGAAGCGTGACTACAGGGGACGGGATTTTGATGATTGCGATTTCAGAAGCCATGTTGCATGATTCCCATTTTGACAATGTTTGCAATCAATGGCCTCTGTTTGCCAATTTCTGCCACTGATTGCCCGAATTAGCAACGATACTAATACTCGATTGAATATTAGTAAATACCCAAAGGAATAAATTTTGATACTTGATGCTCATGTGAATAACGACGAGTTACTGGATAGAATTTGTCAAGTATATGGTTTTACTCAAAAAATCCAGCTAGCCCGGCACTTCAATATTGCCGCCAGCTCCCTACAAAACCGCTACACACGAGGCACTGTTTCTTATGATTTCGCCGTGCAGTGCGCACTAGAAACTGGAGCAAGCCTACTATGGCTTCTTACGGGGAAAGGCTCTCAATATGATGGCAAACCGGCCCCAACGGATCCGAAAATGATAGATACCTTCACTCTGAGTGATGGAAAGCTCGAAGAAAATTCACCATTGAGTATTGATGCCGGTTTTTTTAGCAAACAAATGTCAAAAGGTATTGCTGTTCGCGCCGATGGAAAGCTGCACTTCATAGAACAAGATGCCTCACTTTCTGATGGCCTTTGGTTGGTTGATATTGAGGGAGCTACCAGCATCAGAGAATTGACGCTCCTACCTGGCAAAAAGTTACACGTTGCGGGCGGCAAAGTACCATTTGAGTGCGGGATAGATGAGATAAAAACGATTGGCCGTGTAGTGGGTGTATACAGCGAGGTTAATTGATGACTGTCCGTAAAAATCCGGCTGGAGGTTGGATTTGTGAGCTCTACCCAAACGGAGCAAAAGGCAAACGTATCAGAAAAAAATTCGCTACTAAGGGCGAGGCTCTGGCGTTTGAGCAGTACACCGTTCAAAACCCGTGGCAAGAAGAAAAGGAAGACAGACGGACTCTAAAAGACCTAATCGACTCATGGTATAGCGCTCACGGTATTACCCTTAAAGACGGTCTCAAACGCCAGTTAGCGATGCATCATGCTTTTGAGTGTATGGGCGAACCGCTTGCACGCGATTTCGATGCGCAGATGTTTTCCCGCTACCGTGAAAAGAGGCTAAAGGGTGAATATGCCCGTTCAAACAGGGTTAAAGAAGTATCGCCCCGCACGCTTAATCTTGAGTTAGCCTACTTTCGCGCGGTATTCAATGAGCTAAACCGCCTCGGTGAATGGAAAGGCGAAAACCCGCTAAAAAATATGCGCCCTTTCCGCACAGAAGAAATGGAAATGGCCTGGCTAACTCACGACCAAATTTCACAACTGCTCGGAGAGTGCAAAAAGCATGACCACCCTGATTTAGAAAGTGTGGTCAGAATCTGCCTGGCAACTGGTGCACGGTGGTCTGAAGCCGAGAGCATGAAAAAAAGCCAGCTAGCGAAATACAAAATCACATACACCAACACGAAAGGCAGAAAAAACCGCACCGTTCCAATCAGTAAAGAGCTCTATGAGTTTCTGCCTGATGATAAAAAGGGTCGGTTATTTAGTGATTGTTATGGCGCGTTCCGATCTGCTCTGGAAAGAACAGGCATCGAACTACCGGCAGGACAACTTACCCACGTTTTGCGCCACACCTTCGCCAGCCACTTTATGATGAATGGCGGTAACATTCTGGTCTTGCAGCGCGTGCTCGGCCATACCGACATCAAAATGACGATGCGGTATGCGCATTTTGCTCCAGACCACTTAGAAGACGCTGTTAAACTTAATCCATTAAATACATTTAGTTAATCTAATTTATTATTTATTGTTCATTTCTCGTAAATCTTGCTCCCAATGGGTATCGTTGGACTCAACAATACCCTCTCTTTCCAAGAGCATCATTTTCTTCAAAAGATATTTTTGGCTCATACCTCTTAGGTAATACCTAACAGTTTCGGCAAAATCCCAATTATCATCTGAAAACAGTCTTGGCTGGAATGAATGGCAATATACAATTTCAATATCCTTACCCTCGCAATCAAAATTAGCTAACATATTAGTAATTTTTTCATCACGAAGCACTTCTACATGTGGGCCATGTAATGTTTCATATCCAATATGAATAACTGTTTTACCATCATCTGGCGCTTGCCTCACAGCTTTTACAAGCAATCCCTTAACATCTTTAGCTTTTTTTGCAATCGACTCATCTGCTATACATTCCCATTTAGCGCAGAAAGGTCTCTTTATTTCGTCTGCAAAAACGTTAATTGTACTATATTCATCATCGCTATAAGTACAAAGTTTAGCTTGGCAGGCCATTGTATAACTACCATGGGGTTCATAGTTATCATCTAAAAGAGAGTTAAGCTGTGGCGAAGGATATTTTACTATCCATTTAGCGAAATGTTCATTTACTCGATCCATATCAATTAAATTTGCCACTACTGATATTTCATTATTTTCACATGATGCAACACCGCATTGCATTAAATCTCGCGATGCGTATAAATACCTAACAACATTCAAAAAAATATCAGGATGGGTACTATTGACCTCACATTTGAACTTTACATTGAAAAAAACAGGATATGGATAAGAAATTATGTAAGGTAGAGCTTGCTGCCATCTTTTAACCCATTCCGTTCGTTCACTTTCTGAATATTGAGTTACCTTTGCAAGCCTTTTACATTCGACATATAGTTTATCATTTCCTTTCTTCACAAGAAGGTCTGGAGTTTTACCTGCACCGGACTCAGGTATAAACTCTACTTCCCAGCCATTTTTTATATAACAGGCAGCAACAACCAATTCAAATAATACCGAGTCTGGTTGATTCTCAGGTTTAACAAGTAAATCTTTAAGCTTATTTTCAATACCTTTGGTACACTTCAACTCTTCGCTAAATTCCCCAATTGTAGCAAAAAACGGCCAAATTCTAGAGGATTGCGCAGGTTCATCAACTGTTGGGCGATCTGCAAGTGATTCTGCAAGGTATAAATACCAAGCGATCCAATCTTCATAAAAAGCCATGCGAGAATCTTTTTCATGAAAAGAAACATCAGTTTGGCTGTTATATAACCGTTCAGTGAGAGAGCGAAAATATCTTAGAACATTATCTCTTCGCTCAAACCACTTTTCTTGCCCCATGACTTCAACAAACCATCGATATGTTTTCTTTACGTCTTTGACGAGAGGGTCGTCGTGTCTCGCATTAAAATGCTTCCAAAATTCAGCGTACTCATCTTCAGTAGCATTTTTATCATAGCTATTTTCGCTCACTTTATATCCTTAGATGGAAGAAAAGATATGTTTAAGTTACTATTTTTTTACCCATATGTATGCTACTGCATTCACAAACATAGAGCATTTTAGTGGCGATAAAGTGGCGATAGAAATGGCAAATTACAGGTAATCATTGGCAAACAGATGCAAACTATGTCAATGATAAATAAAACAACCTATTGATTTTCGGTTGTTCCGGTAGGAACTCATAATCGCTTGGTCGCTGGTTCAAGTCCAGCAGGGGCCACCAGATACAGCAAGGGCTGACGAGAAATCGTCAGCCCTTTTTGCATTATGCAGCCCCATCCGGCGCCGCCGCTTAAAACGAGGTCAGGTTACACCAGCGCCTGCAGCTGTTCGCGCATATAGACGGTGAAGAATTCCGGGTTTTTAATGACGATCCGCTTACCGGAGGCAATTTTGTCCGCCCATCCGGCGACTTTTTCCGTGAACCCGGCATCCCATCCCTCCTTTTCACCCCGGGCCGTAACATCGGCAGGGTTCGCCGGTACGCCTAGTTCATGTAAATACTTCAAAATTCCCTTCGCGGTACTTTCATCCATAGTATTCGGCACCGACAACGAGGTGTTCATA